TGAAGTTGTTGCCGGTCTTTTTAGGCTTTGGCCTGTGAACGAGAATTTTCGCCTTGTTCGGGTCGTCATCGGTGACGATGTAACGGTCACTGTTCTTTTTCGGCCATGAGGCCATGCGCTTGCCGCTGCTCGGGCCGTACAGGTCGGAAAACCCGCGCATGGCTGAAGCGTCAACGAACTTGTTCTCCGCTGCCGGAGAGTTTGAGCCCATTCTGGAAACAATATCCGCAGCATAGTTTTTAGGTGCGTTGGGCGTAGCTGATGGCGCTGGCGGCGCCATTGGAGTAGGATTTCCCATACGCGCCAGAAGGTCGGAGGCGTATCCGTTTGACGGCGCGGGCTGTTGCGATCCACCTGCGCCAGGAACGGGCGCAGCTACAGGATCAAGCGGATTAGGCTGTATGGGCATAAGGAACCTGCATGAACGTGGCAGATGTTTTGACGATTGGCATTCTGGGGTTTGTTGTTTGTGTCGCCGGATACAATTTTCTCGGCGCGAAACAGTCCGAACCGGCAAACGATCTTGTTGACCCGAACCAGAGTGACCGCAGCACCTTCAACAGGATGCGACTTCCACGGAATAATCCGCACCTATGGGCCGACCAGATTGAAGACTGGTACGTGCGGATCAAGGGGCACATATATTTTCAATACACGCTAATCGGCGCTGTCGTCGTTGCGCTGTTGATGCACATCATGTTCGGTCACTGAGCCCCCTCAAAGCGCGCCCACTCCGCAACCAACGCTTTCTGGCGTGGGCTTAGTGCGGCGATCTGCTCATCAGAGAACGGAACGCGCGCGTTCAGCATCTGAAGGAGGTACACGTTGGTTGATCGCTCGATGAAGTCATCAAGCGCCTTTTGTGCTGCCGCGTCCGATTGATTGTAGTTGCGCAACCGGGTTTGCGCCGCTTGAGCGGCAAGTCCTTCACGTTCAGATACCTGCCCCGATCCCTTAAGCGATGCCATAGCGTTAAGAAACGCTTCGCCGCCAATCTGATCAAGAAGCGCTTGCGCATCTGCATCAGCCCCAAAGCGAGCGCCAGAAGCGCCCGCCGCAGCTTCGAGAGGGCCGCCATACAGGCCCGCAAATCCGGGACTTGCGCGAAGCTGCTCCGCTATGCCGATAATGTTGGTGAGCTGAGACGCCGCTTGTGGAAGTTGTATTCTTGCGGCCGTCGCCGCTTTTGAGAACTCCGTCACGCCAGAGACGGTTGCAGCGTTCTGCCCAACAGTTTCCGGCGTGAGAACTTGCGTCACCGAAGGAGGGCCGGTGCGCTGGTTGTAGATGTAGGGCACATCTCCCGCCATGAAGGTGCCGAAGTTCTGACGCGCAATAGCGGGGCCGCCTGATTTCGGGTCCACGGCAACTTCTGTCGTGCCGTTCCTGTAGGTTACAAGCATTCGCCCGTCCACCAGATCCCTGATCGACTGCACGCCGCCATTGTTGAGATCAGAACCGTCTGCATTGCCCGGAACGCTGAAGACTTCGTCTAGCGTGCCGTCGCCATCGGTGTCCTTGTAACCCCGCTGGCCGGCGCTCACGATCATCGGCTTATCGGCGTTACGCTTGTCTTCGTCTTGCTTCAGCTTGAGCATTCCTTGCTCATAAGCGCTCATCGGCTCAGGCACGACAGGCCCAATCCCCGCCTGCGCCGACAGCGCCGCGATCTGCCCGTCAAGCGCCTCGTTCGTGAACTTGCTGACGTCCACCGGCATCTGCGAGACGTCCTGCCCGATGATCTTGCTGATGGTCGGCGCGTTCTGCTGCCACCACTGGCCGCGCTGCGCTTCGGGAAGCGCGCGTTGCTGCTGCATGAGCGCGAGCGTCTGTTTCAGCTTGTCGCCTTCTGCGGCCTTGTTTGCCGTCTCGCGCTTCTCAAAGCCTGCCGGGTCGAAGCCGCGCTGGAAGCCGTCGAGCGCAGACGCCAGAAGCGCATTGCGTGGCGGTCCTTGCGGCGGTGAGAACGGACTGCCTGCGGACGGCGTCATGGGCGATGCGGTCATTGGCGCTGCCGACATCGCGCCGGGCTGGTAGGCATCCGCCGAGACGTCATAAGCGGGCGCAGGCGCGGGCGCACCCGTCGCCATCGCCAGCGGGTTCTTCCTTGCGGTGTAAGCAACCATGATCAGCCCCAACCCTGTCCGGGATAAGCAGCGCGCGACGGATCGACATAGCCGGGCTGGCCGTAGGTCGGCGTCCCCGGTTTCTTGAAGAAGTCACCCAGCGATCCAGCCGCCGCCGAGAGGCCCTGACCGTACCCCTGATATGCGGAGGTCAGCGCATTCGCCCGTGCATTGCCCGCCTGCATCATGGCGTTCCCGGCATTCGCGCCGTAGTTGCCAGCCGCAGTTGATGCGAGCTGTGAGTTGGTCTGGCCCATGCCTGCGAGGTTCGCGAGCTGGTTCGTGTAGTCGCCAAACGCGCCGTAGGTGTTCCCGGCCAGCGTCTTGGCATAGCGGCCCTCTGCGGCCCCGCTGATGGACTTGCCGGCCGCGCCGAGGTTGCCCTTGATCTGGTCAAACTGCTGGTCGTTGATCGTCGTCGCCAATTTGGCATAGGGCGAGGCGTAGAACTCCGCGAGCGGGTTGGATGCGCCGCCAGATTGCCCGGCAAGTTGCGCACCGCCCATCGGCATCGTGCCTTTCGTGTCGGTCATCGAATTGAGCGTGCGGCCCTCGTTCTTGCCGAACTGGTTGTAATGCCAGTTTGCGTATGCGTCCTGGTTGCCGCCAAACAGCGCCTTGATGTCCGGCTTGGCCCACTCGGCCTGAAGGTCAGGCTGCTGCATGTATGCGGCGTAGTCGAACCCGCCGGGAGCCTGCGTGGCGACTGTCTTCCAGTTGTCGCCGCCGTCGCGGATCATGCCGCCCAACGCGCCGCCGACAGCGCTGCCGAAAGGACCGCCCAGGAATGTGCCAGCGATGCTTCCGACAGCGCCCGCAGCCGCGTTGGACCCGCCGCCGCCCGAACGCCCCTGCACAGGCTGGCCTGCGCCGAGGTTAGGCAGCATCTGCGAGCCGCCCTGCATGTTCATGCCACCGCCGCTGTAGGCCGCCTGATAGTCCTGCGGGGCGATGCCGAACAGCGCAGCGAGCTTGTTGGAGGCAGCGCCGCCCGTCATGTATCCGGGCGAGGCAAGTCCGCGCTGGTCCATGTAGATCTGGCGCTGAAGCGCAGTTGTCTGGTTCGCTGCGTCCTGCTGCGCTTTGGCTGACGCCTGCCCGCCTTGTCCGCTTAGATATCCGCCAGCCAGAGACGCGCCCGCATTGATCAGTGCGGGAGCGTTATCCGTGGCGAACTTTACAATCTGATCCCACATTCTATGCCGTCCTGATTTCAAAAAGTTACGGCGGTACGCCTTCAGCGTAGATCGCAACGCCGATTGATATGCTTGCCGTCGCCGCGAGGCTGTCGGTAACCGTACAGGTTGCGATGTCCTCCGTGGTCGTGCCGATGGACACGAACCCGGTGAAGCTGGTCGTTGCAGATGTTGACGCGCCGATTGTAAAGTTCGCCAAGTCCAAAACCCAAGCGTATGTGTAAGGCCCCGTCCCGCCTGTCGGCGTCACCGTCACCGCGTTAGTCGTCGCAGTTCCCGAACCAACACGATCCCCGAATGCGCTGGAAGGCGTAGCAGAGGCATAGAAGCCTCCCGGCGCTGTCTGGCTCGCAAGCGTTGCGATGCCCGCGACCGCTCCCGTTGCCGTCGCCTGCGCTTGCGCTGCCGCAGCCTGGGCCTGTGTCACCCCACTGTTGACGTTGTCCGTGAACGTCACGCCGCCTGTAAGATACTTGTACCACTCAGGCGTTAATCGCCCGTCCTTGTCCACAAGCGGCACGGCCAGCGATGGCGGTTTAGGAGCCCGCGCCATCACAAATCCTCATTGACGAGGACGCCCAGATAGGCCGCCGGCGCGGGATCGGATTTGCTGAACTGGAACACCATGCCCGCAAGCTTCGTGCGCCCGCAGCGATGCCAGACCGTGCGCTGGTCATAGACACCCTGCGCGCCTAGCTTCCGGTCACGCCAGTTGCTCCACGTATTGCCGCCATCGGTCGAGATGCGCAGCCGCACGATTGGATTGACGCCCTGACCCGTCGCCGTGCCGACACCCTTGGCACTCTCAAGCCGAACGGTCGTGATCGGAAGGCTGTCCGGTGCGCCCGACAGATGCGCCGTGAACTCGCGCACGATCTCCGTCCCCATTGTCGTTGTGTTCGCCATGCTCTCGGACGTGTAGTCCCGGCTCAGCTCGTCAAACTGGCCCGTTCCATCGCAGACAAACACACGGCCCGCAGCCGTGATGATGTCCGTGTATCGCCACGAGTTTTGCAGGTTCGTCCCGCGCGTGTGCCATTCCTGCGTCAGCACGTCAAACACCATGCAAGCCGTAGGCGTCCGGTAGCTGATGAAGATGTGGCCACGGTCCTGGTACGTCTTGCCGATGATGTTGGCCGCGCCTGCACTGCGCAGCGCCGCAGATACCCACGGCTCGGACACGATGGGCGAGCCGCCCTGACCCAGCCTGCGAACGTTGAACGCCTCGTCCACGAAGAACAAGCTGTTATCGGCTTTCACGATGCCGTCACGGCACGCGCAGCCCACTTGCTGCGTCATGCCCGCCTGCGCCGCGAAGGGGTCCGTGCTGTCGCCCGTCTGCGACCAGACTTCAATCGTCTGCGAGCCCAGCAGGTAATAGAACTCACCCAGCACGCGGCCCGCGATGATGTCGTCAGGCGAACTCTCGGCCGTGTAGTAATTCAGCGCCGTGACGTCATCGAGGTCGAGAACCGCCGTAAACCCGAAGCGGTTGCGATACGTGAACAGCCCGCGCTGGCCGAGCGTATCTACGGATGTGAACGAAGTGGCGCTCGCATCGCTCAGGAGCGTTGCAAATTGCGGATCGGTCACCGCCGCGATAGCCGTTCCCGTCGAGACGTACAGCCCGCCATTGAACAGGCCAAAGCCCTCGGTTTCCGTGAATGCGAAGTCACCACGGTCGGTCCCCGCAATGGTGCCTGTGAGGCTTCCCGTAGCGTTGGAGCCCGGCGCGAACGTGGACAGGGTCGTCCCCTGCGCGATCAGCACATTGCCCGAGGCGTGGCCGTCTGCCTGCCACATGCCACGGCACGCGCCGGCAAAGTCAGCACGCTGCAATGAGCCAGGCGCTTCGATCAGCACATTCTCGCGCTGCGGGTCGTTCGGATGCGGTTCCCGGTAGACGTTGTGGCATTTCTTCTCGGCAAGCCCCGTGACAACAGCGGAGGCTGCGGAAGTCGCCATGGGCACGCGCATCAGAAATACTCTTGCCGCGTCGGCTTGTTGAACCGCTCGCCGCTCTGCACGAGACGCCGCAGGTTGCGTTCTGCGGTCGGCTCATAGGTCTGACGGAACGATGCAGCCTGCCCGCCGTCCATGTAGTCGTCTGCCGCGTGGCAGGCGACATACATAGCCAGATCCTCGAGCATCGACTGCGGGCAAGCGCTGTCGGACCAGTAGGCAATGCCGAGGTCGCGCAGCTTCTCGTTGACGCTGGCAATCAGCCCCTCGATCAGCGCGGTGTCCTCGGCTTCAGCCGTCTCGCCTGCTTGCAAGACCTTTAGCTTTTGCAGCACGCGGTTGCGCAGTTCCGCCAGCGTCGCGTCAGCCATCGATCACCGCCAGCGGTTCAGTCGTCGCGCCCTGAAGCGCCGCGCGCAGCCGTTCGATGCCCCAGCGCTTGTCGTAGTTCGCGCCGAGGTCGTCCAGTTGCTGCTTGATGATGGCGCGCTCGTCCTGTTCCGGGTTGCCTTTCGGCGCCGGGGCATCCTGCGGAACCTCCGTGAAATACGGATGGCTCCGCAGCTTGTTGATCTGCCACGGGAGCAAATGCCCCGTTTCGATCATCTGCCCGACCGGGAACGTGACGCCAAAAAGGGCGGTGAACTCGTCACCGCCCTCGTCGTCACCCTTCCAGATGAACGCTGACATTAAGACGTCGTCGCGTCTTCTTGGATGCCGAAAAGCGCCAGCAGGATTGTGCCGGCCGCGCCCGTGGCAGCGTTCGCAGCCGCAACGCCGGTGATCAGCGTCTTGTCAGTGTATTTGTACGCGAACCCGGTCGTTGCAATCGCTGACGACAGGGTGCCAGCCTGACCAACGGTCGAAGCCGCGAACAGACGGTCAGCATCGCCGGAGTCGCCTACGTTGATCGTGAGGGATGGCGAGCCGCCGGTATCCATGTCGGTTGCTTCAATGGTTGCGTGCAAAAGCCGGAAGCCTTTCGGCACGTAACCGAAGTTGATGGTGTCCGACGTCGAAGGAGCCGCAGCGCAAGCCACCTCGAAATAGAACGCCTTCAGGTTGTTGGCGAGCCCGTGGGTTGCGACGGGCGTCGTCAGGTAGTTTGTAGCTGAGTACGTAGCCATGTGATGATTTCCTTATTCAGCTACAATCACGAGTCAGCAGCGGCTGCGAAGAACGCCGACACCATGCCCTGCTGGACGCCGTTGAAGCAGAGCTTCTTGACGCCAAGCAGTTCCTCGATGGCGACGCCAGGGCGGAACGAATAGTCTTTCGTCAAGTCCGTGCGCGGGGTCGGCTCCTGACCCCATGCAATGCCGACAGCCTGCGCGCCGCACAGGAACACCGGACGCACGTCAGCCGAAGAAGCGCCGATGGCGTTCATCGAGTAGGTGCCGTTTGCGGCGACGTCATCGATCTCCGGGACTTCGCGATGGATGATCCCGTCATACAGGAGGTCACCGTCTTGGAAGATCGGGTTGTCGTCCATACCGTTGCCTTCACGCGAGCGAGCCTCACGGTTCGCCTGCGTCATCGTGGTGTCGGCCTTCAGATCGCGGAATGTGCGGGATCCGTGGAACGCAACGAAATATTCGCGACCGTCGCCCGTCTTGTAAGGACGGATATGCGGGTCAGCGTTCTTGGCGATACGCTTCGCCAGCGACATCGACGCCACGGTGCATTTGTCGTTTGTGGTGTCGATGTTGCCGACAGCGGTCGCCCACGTTGCCGAGTAGTTTGAGCGCAGGGCGCCGAACAGCAGGCGGTCAGTGTTTGCCGCGTTGAAAGCGTTCCGGTTCGCAGCCGATGACGCCGACATCGTGACAATCGTGTCGCCGGTCGTGACCAGCGACAGCATAGCCGTGATGACATCGTCACGCAGCTTCTCCGCTTCCCATGTCCGCAGCATGTCCTTGGCCGCGCCGAAAAGGTCCAGCTCGGTCTTGTAGCTGGTGGACTTCGGCACGCGCACCGCGTTACGGCGCCAATCGAGGGAGATGTTGCAGTTGTAGTTGCCGAGTTCTTCCTCGGCGCCGTCGAGCGTCTGGGAGCCGGTGACGCCGGTTCCTTTCAGCCTGGTGATCAGCGGGATGTTGATCGATTTTCCCGCTTCTTCCGTCATCTCGTACTTGCTGATGATGATAGAGTTGTTCGTCCGGCCCATGTAGGGCTTGAAACCGCTATTGCGGACGTACTCTGCGAAATAGTTCGTGACCCACTTCTGACGTTCAGAAGCGGATGCAAGGGCGACTTCGGCCATTGGTTATCCTTTGAAGAGGTTGTCGAAAGCGTTGCCACCCCCAACGGGGACGGTTCCGGCTCTCGCTGCCGCTGGTCTTCCGACCACACTCGGCGGGGGTTGCTGTGACGATGGGGCCGGCGAGACGCCTTGGCCCTGAAGTTCAGCCAGTACCTGCGCGCGGATCTTCTCGGCTTCGCTCTTGCGCCAGGCTTCCGGGTCTTGCCCGATCTCTGACATCAGCTTGTGCTGGCGGTGCCATCTGACGACAAAATCGTATGGATGGATCTGGCCTTGCAGTTGCTGTTGCAGCATCGGGTTCTGACCGACAGCGGCAAGAAACGCCTGTTGCGCCTCGCTTACGATGTCCTCGCCATGGGCCTGTCGGGCCATCAGCTCGGATGTGTTGAGACGTTCGTTGAAGGCGATCCGCTGTTGTTCAGCCAGCGCATACTGAATGATCCCGCTAGGGTCAGTCGGTATCTGCTCAGGCTGCTGCGGTTGCTGGTAGCGTTGGAGTTGGGCTTCGAGTTCGACCCGTTTTGCAGTCTCGGCTTGTCGTTTGTCGCGCTCGTCTAGAAGCGCGGAGATGGGGACGAAACGCCCTGTTTCCGGATCACGCGCCCTGCCATCGCTTTGCGGCTCGGGCTCGGGTGCGGCTGGCTTCTCGGCTTCCATGACCGGAGCGGATGGCTCAGGCGCAGCGGCGGCCGGTTCGTCAGCTTCGTCCAGAAAGTTCAGTTTCTCGTCACTCATCGTTCGACCTTCCCGTAGTCGTCACGCAATCGCCCGAACAGCGGCGTCCTGTTTGACGCCCGATTGACCCCGGCGGCGGGTACGAAAAAACCCGCCTGATCAGGGCGGGTCACTCATCTCGAATTGTTGCGAAGCGTTACGCCGCCATCAGCAGCAGGATCGCTTCGTCCTCGTCTTCCTGTTCCTGCGCAGTGCGGGCCAATGCCTCGGCGCGTTGCCGGTCGTATTGTTCAAGCGCTGCGACAATCGCGGCTTGCGTCCGTGCGAAGCCTGCCTCCTGGCACGCGATGATGTCTTGCGCTGCCAGCGGCGGGATTGCCGGCCGTGGCGTTGGCGGTTGCCAATCGTCCCCGAAGCCTTTGGAGACAGGCTCGGGCTGCTTCTTCTTCTTGCGCTTCTTGTAATAGTAGGGGTCTTCAAAGCCGCCTTGTGAGCGCGACTGAACTTCTTCAGTAGCCTGACCTGACAGCGTCGCAGTGAACTCGGACGAGCCCGCAAAGCTTCCCGACATCGCGTTGGGGTCAACAGCAGTTTCCTGCCCGCCCATCGCTTTGAAGTAGAGCGCTTTCCAGTAGTCGGCTGAGAAGAAATTGGCCATCAGTCGAGGTCGTAAGTTATGGCGGTTCGATTGCCGTCCGTGTCCACGCTTGCCACGATGCGGTTTGCAGCGTCAGCCACCGCATTGCGAATGGTGATGGTCGCCGTCCCGCCGCCACTGATCTTGCCCGCCGTCGCCGCCGTCACCAGACGCAGCGCCTGCCGAAGCGTCATTCCCGTTTCGATGTCTTCCTGATCCAGCAGGTAGGACGAGAACCCTTGCGCCTCCAGCGTGACAGGCGGTGCGAATGAGCCCGACATGGACCCCGTCGCGTACCGGATCGCCTCGAATGATGCGACACCGGCAAAGGCCCCTGCGATGTTGCCCTTGGCGAGTACAGCGCCAGAGAAGGCAGCGACACCCGCAAACGTGCCAACCGCACCCAGCGCCGCTGTAACGTTGCCTGCGAAGGCTCCGACACCAGCAAACGAGCCGACACCCGAAACGACAAGCTGTCCTGTGCCGGCGAAAGCTGCAACGCCCGCGAAGGTCGCTGCAAGGTTGCGGCCCGCAGCGATTGACGCCGTGAACGCCGCAAGCCCGTTGGCCGTCGA